CGCTGAGGAACTACAGAAGATTGACCGCATCGAGGACGACATCCGTCGTGCCGACGAGGCTATTGCCGTTGCACAGCGCAACGAGGAGCGCGCAGTAGAGGCTTCGGCCGCTGCTAAGGGCTTCCAGATTGCAGAGCCAGTCACCGAGCGTTCATCTTCAGAAATCCTGCGCGAGATCGCAGCTACCCGTGGCGCACACACCTTTGAGCGTCGCACTATGGTTCCATCCACCGACACTGTGCCAAAGAGCTTCTTTGACCAGGTATTCGACGTTGCCCGCCTAGTCGGTCCAATGCTCGACGTTGGTAACAGAATCAACACCACCTCTGGTGAGGACATCACCATCCCAACTCTCACCGCATACAGCGCCGCAACCCTAAAGGCTGCTGGTTCTGCTATTGCCGAGAGCGAGCCAACCTACTCAAGCATCACTCTTGGTGCCTACAAGTACGGTCTGCTCATCCCAGTATCAAACGAGCTAATTGCAGACGCAGGGTTCGACATCTCGTCACACCTCGCAAACCAGGCTGGTAACGGCCTCGGCTACGCTGTAAACGCAGCCCTCACCACCGGAACTGGCTCTGACCAGCCAAACGGTGTTGTAACTGCTGCTGGTTCGGGAGTTACAGGTGGAACTGGTGTCACTGGTGGATTCACCGCTGACAACCTGATTGACCTTCAGTACACCCTTGACGGAGCCGCTCGTCGTCTCCCAGGTGTTGCATATATGGCTGCCGGTGCAACCATCGGTGCAATGCGTAAGCTCAAGGACGACGCTGGTCAGTACCTCTACCAGGTAAACGTTGGACAGCCAGACAGCTTTGCTGGCTACAGCGTTATCGAGAACCCGGGAATGGCTGCACTTGGCCTTGGAAACAAGAGCGTCCTCTTCGGACACCTACCTTCCTACCAGGTTCGCGTTGCAGGTGGCGTACAGGTTGCAACTTCGACCGACTACGCATTCAACACCGACAGCACGGTATTCCGTGTACTGATGCGCGTTGATGGTGACTTGACTCACGCAAGCCACATCAAGTACTTCAAGGGTGGCGCAAGCTAGTCCTTGATTTAGACCGAGGCCCCCGCAGTTCTAGGTTGCTGCGGGGGTTTCGCTTTGCTAGGGTATTGGTATGCCTAAACCTAGTCTCAAGGGCGCAGTCGCTCTAGCCTCTAATACACCCGGAATGCCGACAGGCTACGGAAACCAAGCGCAGATGCTTGCCGAGCGAATGATTCGGTCAGGCCTAGAGTTTGCGTCCTTCTCTAACTACGGCCTAGAAGGCAAGCAAAGCAGCCTTCAAATAGCGGGTAAGACAGTCCCGCATTATCCGCGCGGACTAACCAACTATTCAATAGATGTGATACCAACTTGGTACGACGACTTTGCTTCCCAGCACCCAGATCTAAAAACTGTCCTATTTACGCTCTATGACGTCTGGGTGTACAACCAGATGAAGTTTGATCACCCGATTGTTTCTTGGGTACCACTAGACCACATCACGCCTCCGCCTGCGGTTATGGAGTTCTTGAGCAAAGAAAACGTAAGTCCGGTAACAATGTCACCGTTCGGTCAGGAACAACTACAAGCTGTCGGTATCCCCTCTACCTACATCCCGCACGGTATTGACAGGTCTGTGTATAAGCCAACGCCAGACATAGACGGGGTAGCAACTCGGGAGTTTATGGGCGTTTCTGAGGATACATTTCTTGTCGGCATAGTTGCTGCGAATAAAGCTAACGGGAGTATTCACCGGAAGGCCTTTGCAGAAAACCTGCTGGCATTCGCGACGTTCCACAAGAAATATCCTAATTCTCAGTTGTACATTCACTCTGAGCCGTCACGTGCATACGGAGGGTTTGACCTAGCAACGCTTCTAAGGGCTGTAGGGCTTGATAAAAGCGCAGTTATGCTGCCAGACCCTATGGCTCTACGTCAGGGCTACCCAGAAAGCCACCTAGCGGCCTTCTATACGGCTTTTGACGTGCTTCTAAGCACATCATACGGAGAAGGCTTCGGTATCCCTACGGTCGAAGCTCAGGCCTGTGGGACTAGGGTCATTACAAGCAACTTTGCCGCATCTAAAGACCTAGCATCAGAAGATAGCTGGAAGATTGACGGTCAGCCCTTCTGGGACGAGGCACAGCGGTCGTTCTTCTCTATACCTTCAGTCAATAGAATCACGATGGCCCTAGAGGAGGCCTACAACAGCGAGCGCGGTCACAGCCAGACTGCTTTTGAGTTTGCAGAGCAGTTTGACTTTGATCACGTGTTTCAGTGGCGCTGGATGCCGTTCCTGAAAGAACTGTTCGCGTGATACCAGTTCTAGGCTTTGCCACACTGAGTAAGTTTGATCTTGCTCAGAGGCTGCTGGAGTCTATTGACTACCCGGTGCAAAAGCTTGTCATAGTAGACAACTCGGGCAAGAAGGTCTGGATACCCGAACCAAATGACTACGTAAGCGAGCTGTGGACTATTCGGTTACCACACGGCCTCGGGGCCAACGGCGCTTGGAATCTCATTATCAAATCCACCCCGTTTGCTCCCTACTGGGTAATACCAAATGACGACTCTTGGTTTGAGCCTGGCGCGCTAGAGACTATTGCTCACAACGTAGACCCAGAGAAGTTCAACTTTGTAGATGTAAACCCTAAGTGGTCGTGCGTAGTGCCGGGAGAAGGCGCAGTCCGCACCGCTGGGCTATGGGATGAGGTGTTTCACCCGATCTATTACGACGATGATGAGTATGAGTGGCGAATGAATATGTTGGGCGTAGAGTTCAACTACATCCCCGCTAAAGTACATCACAATAACTCTTCTACGCTGCACAGTGGCTATCAAGAAAAGAATCAGCACACTTTCAGTCGCAATCAAAAGATGTTCAGGGACAAGGTGCAGAAGAACAACACAAAAGAAATTGGTTGGAGCTTAGACATTAGGAGAAACAACGCGTGGGACTAACGATCTATACAGGCGGGACCTTTGACTTGCTGCACTCAGGTCACGTCAATTTCCTGAGTCGCTGTGCTGACTTGGGGAGCGTAACGGTAGCCTTGAACACAGACGAGTTTATTGAGGCTTACAAGGGCAAGCCTCCAGTAATGACTTATGCAGAGCGCGAGGCTGTGCTAATGGGATTGAAGGCGGTTTACGATGTGGTACCGAATGTTGGCGGCTCTGACTCTCGCATATCTATTGACAGTGTTTCCCCCGATATTGTTGCCATAGGGTCGGACTGGGCGCGCAAGGACTACTACAAGCAGATGATGTTCAGTCAGGATTGGCTAGACGAGCGTGGGATAGCATTGTTATACATCCCCTACACCGCTGGTATTAGCACTACTAATATCAAAGGGCGCTTGAAAGTAGAATAGTTATATGGCGATTACTGACGGTTACACGACCCTACAAGAGGTCAAAGACATTCTCCGCATCACAGACTCAGTAGACGATTCTCTACTTGAGACTTGTGTTGAGTCCGCATCTCGTCAGATTGACACACACTGCGAGAGGGTTTTTACCTCCGGTACCGCAACACGCGTGTTCGTGCCTAACGACTCTTACGTCACCGAGATTGACGATCTGGTCAGCCTAACCTCGCTAAAGACAAGCTCTGACATAGACAGCGTGTACGACATCACTTGGACCGCTACGGATTATCAGCTAGAGCCGCTAAACGGCCGTGCAGGTGGCGCTTACACGCCTTACACGCGTATTCGCGCTGTAGGGGACTACTTGTTCCCAACTGCAAACTTCCCAAGCTCCACAGGCGAGGCAAGCGTTGAGGTAGTGGGAGTATTCGGTTACGGCACTGCCGTCCCCACGGATGTACGCCAGGCTTGCAACCTGCTGGCTATCCGTCAGTACAAGCGCTACGACAGCCCTCTAGGTGTTGCGGGTTACGGCGACCTTGGAATGATCAGAGTTACACGCATAGACCCAGACGTAGAAGCACTATTAGGACCGTATCGTAAAATCAGGATGGCGTAATGGCCTCGATTACAAACATTCGTAACGGCATAGTCACGAATCTAAACAGCATTAGTGGGTTGCGGGCATCAGCGGAGATACCCGACAACCCCTCCCCTCCTATCGCCATTGTCAATCTAGAGTCTGTTGATTACGACAACGCATTCAATAACGGATTGACCGTTTACAACTTCCAAGTAACGCTCATTGTCGGCCGTGCTGCCGAAAGAACGATGCAAAGGAAGCTCGATGCCTACAGCGACGTGACAGGCGCGCAAAGCGTGAAAGTTGCGGTAGAATCGGATAAGACCCTTTCGGGTGAAGTGTATGACCTGCGCGTTGAACGCTCTAGCTCGATTGGTTCAATCACAATACAAGATCAAACCTATCTGGCGGCTGAATTCACAGTCACCGTCTACGCATAAGGAGAAACCAATATGGCGAAATTCGTCGTAACCACAAACGCCGTGACCCTAAACGGTACGGACATCTCCGGCAACTGCGCCCGCGCAGAGCTGGTGATCAACGCTGCCGAGGTGGACACCACAGACTTCGGTTCTGCTGGTTGGACTGAGGTTATCGGAGGCCTAAAGTCAGGCACCGTATCCCTCGACTTCCACTCTGACTATGGTTCAGGTGCAGTTTCAGAGCTGTTCCAGGATCTAGTTGGAACCATCGGAACTGTCACGCTGATTGCAGGCAACGGAACCGCTGCTTCGGCAACGACCCCGCAGTACACCGCTGAGGTACTCATCAACAGCTTCACCCCTGTTGCTGGTGCAGTCGGCGACCTAAGCACCTTCTCAGTATCGTTCCCAACAAGCGGTGCTGTAAGCTACGCAACAGCCTAAACAAAGGAATATAAATGCGATTCAACCTAGTAATTTCATTCGCAGACGGTACCAAGAAGGAAATCACGGCCAGCACCCCTGACCTGGTAGCCTTCGAGGACAAATTCAACGTTTCAGTTGGATCTCTCGCTAGTAGCCAGCGCCTTGGACACTTGTTGTTCTTGGCCTGGCACAGCGAACACCGCACCAAGCAGACCAAGCTGGGCTACGACGAGTGGCTCGCAACAGTCGAAGGTGTGGGAGAGGCAGAGTCCGACCCAAAATAAAGGGTCTAGGCGATGATTCCGCACACTGGTTTATCGCCGCTCTGTCCGTAGAGACAGGCATCTCTCCTAGAGAGCTAATGGCTCTTGACGATCGGATGCTGTGGACAATGTATCGCTGGATAGTAGCTAAGAACGTTAGCAAGTAGAAGCGGCCCCTTCGGGGGCCGTTTTTCTTGTTGCGGTAGAATTTATTTACAGGTAAGGCGGTTCAGTTGGCACTACAAGCAGCACTAGGATTCCTAGGTCGTTCTTACCTTCTGGGCGGTCAGCAGGGCTTCCGTGACGTTCAGGGATACATCCAGCAAGCCGGAGCTGGCAACA